AGGAATTTGACTTCCTGGTCTGTCCACGCTACATTTAATAGTTTTTGTGTGTCAAATTCGCTTTTCCACGATTTTCCACGTTATATTTAATAGATCCAATAAAAGACAGTCTGCCAGATTTCTCTGTAACTGTCTTATCATTTAATGTTTTTATATATCTTGGTTTTAGTTTCGCACATTGACTAGCTATCCTATCAATAGCAATCTTTACAACATCCGATTTAGAAATGTTACTTCCAAAAGGAACATGTGGACTATTAAAGTCACTTACTAATTTAAAGGACTCCATAGAGCCCTGTTTTTTCTTTCTTTTAAATATGGCCATTGAGACCTCCATTATCTATAAAATTATTGAAACTATACTTATTATTATGGATGCAACTGCTAATGATAAAGATAACCAAAAATTAAACTTATAACGCTTCTCATCCTTTAAAAGTTCATCTAGATTCATTTTTTCTTCTTTCAATATATTAATACGATTTATTGTAGATGCTATTTCGTTTAAATCGATACCAAATTTACACTTCTCTTGAAAAGAAATAATTTCTTTTTTATACATCAAGTTTAATAAATTGTTTTTCTCAGGTGATAACTTACTTTTCATTTGTTTATTTTCTATGTGGAGTACTTCAACATAATCATTTAATTCAGATTTAAAATCTGTATTGAGAAATTTTATCATTCTTTTATACTCGTTATCGTCTTTGTTTTTCAAATAATTTTTTATTACTGTTTGACTGTAGTTAATCTTTGGCCACATATCCTCAGATGTTATTATGTGTCTCTTATCTAATGCGTTTTTCAGTCTTTCTTCATAAAGAAAAAAATAAAACATACAAAAGTTAATGAATTCATAGTCTTTGGTGAGTAATATTTCTTCAGTAACTTTACTGGTCTCATTAAAATTATTGTTTTCTTTATCAAATATGTTATACTTCGGATTAAAATTATTCAACATATAAATTAAAAAAATATCATTAGAATCCATTCTATTCATCTCCTATTCAAGTTGATTATATCATATTCTCATACTCTAATTTATATCTATTTAAAACAGCGTAAGCAATAATTAAGGCAACACTTCCGTCAATACGTTTATATCTACTGTTTAACTTTGAAGGTTGAATGTTTCCATTGACATCTACTTTAGCTTGAGTGTTTGCTAGATTCCATTTAAGGATCGGATTGTTGTTATAAATAACTTTATCATTTTTTAAGTCTGCTTCAAGTTGTTTCATGGGTTCAGACAATGAATAGATACCTTGTCTTACCTTTTCCATATTAAAACCTAACTCTTCCATTTCCTTAATCCAATATTGACTGTTCCATGGGTCATAACCAACCCAGAGTGGTCTGATTTCATATGTTCTTATCATTTGCATAAACCATTGTGTTACTAAAGTAAAATCATTTTGATTACCTTCTGTTACAGTAATTAAACCTTTTTTTACCCAAATATCATAAGGGACATTATCTTCCTCTCTACGTTTATCAATTACCCCACTAGGCATAAAGAATTGAGGAATAATATACTTTTTGTTATCTTTAATAACTAATAATACTGCAGCTGTTAAGTCAGTAGTTGATGATAAATCAACACCACCAATTGCATAGCTATTCTTTAAATCATCAAGTGTATATGATTCAGCATTATTTAGATCATCAAAACTTAACCATGATCCTTGTTCTAATTGTTTAATATTAAAGTCTTTAGATAACATTGTAACTCTAGTCGCTAGGTCATGTCTTGATTTATTCATTAAGTCTTCTAAGTATGAATAAGTTTTAACAGTTCCTAAACTAGGGTTAGACTTTTGCCATGTTCTTTTATCTTCATAAATTTCATTAACTGAATCTTGAGTATATAACCAAGGAAGCACTCTTTCATCAGTGATCTCACCCTTGATCATCTTTCTAACATAATCAAGTTTGTTATCTAAAAACCCACCTACTGTATTACCTTCAGTTGTAATAATGAAAATTAACGGTTCAGCCTTAGTTGATTGACTTTGTTTGATTGCATCATATACTTTTGAATCTGTCATTTCATGAACCTCATCAATACAACCCACTTCAATATTATAACCATCTTTGTTTCTTGATTGGGCTGATAATTTCTTTATCTTGTTTTTAGTCTTTGGTGAGTAAATATGAAAGATGTTCTTTTTACTCCTTCTTTCATTAGATAGAGCTTTAGATTGTTCTCTCATGTTATTGATTTCTTCAAATAATATATTGGCTTGTTCTGTTGTATTTGATGCAAAAACAATATCAACACCACCTTTTGATAAGAAAAACTCTGCTAAGTCAATCCCTGCTATAAAGGTGGTCTTTCCATTCTTTCTAGCAATTAATAATAATACTTCATTAAACCTTCTAAGATTTGTATCTGCCATCTTAAATCCATAAGCTACTTGAAGGACTGCTTTCTCCCAGAGTTCTAGTAAGAAAGGTTGTCCATTAAAAGGACTTTTAGTATGTTTACAAAATGTTTCAATAAACTCAATTCTAATATTCCCTGGTTTCTCATCAAAAATATATCTAGGATTATCCATATCATTAATTAATGATTCAATAACAGTAAACAGTTCTTTACCAACAACAATGTTTCCCTTTTGAATTTCGTTATAATAATCTAACAAATAATTCATTCTGACATCTTAGCCATAAACTTATCAAACTCATCATCTTCATCCATTACGTTTTTACCCATAATAGCATTTAGAGTTTTAATCACTGTTCCATAACTATTTACTAGTTTTGTATAATACTTAGCTGCTTCTGTTTGTCTTTGATTTCCTTTTGAGGATATTTGTATTGCACCATACTTTTTAATTTGTTCTTGTAAATTAGATAATTGTATTTTCATAAATGCTGCTTCATTTAATAAATTATCTACAAGTTCAGTTTTAGTTGGATCTACAGAAGCAAACAGTTTCTTTAATCTTTCATATTCAGTTTTTATCTTTTTATTATTATTCATTTTATTTACCTCAAAACTTACTATAATAAAGAAAAAAGCCACCAAAAGTGACTAATTCCGTTTACATGTTTTCTAGATTTTCAAAATTTTTGCCTCACGTTTTTTAAAGCCCCTCCCGTGCGGTACCCTTTAGAAATTTTTTACTATTGATGTGGGGGGATTAAATCCACTTCTACTTTAGTCGGTTTTTTTAATACCAATGTTAAGAATAATGATATTACAACAATTGAAGTATCTATGTAACCTAAGATATCAACGCCTATTATAAACTCTAAAGCAAGTATATCCCATAAAATTTTTACTATTGTATAAGTGATAAATTGAATCTTATATGATTCAACTATATTGATTTTACTCTTGAAAAATAATTTAATGAGTAAAGCAGGTAATGCATAAATTAGCACTCTAAACACAGCCAAACTTATCCAATTGAGAATATTTTTATCCGTTGACAACTGTTCCCATCTATCATCCATTTTCAATAATGCTGATACGACTATAATTAAGCTAAAAACAAATAATGTAAAAAGGCCTAATAGAAATTTGTATTTTTTCTTCATCTAACTAAAACCTAATATTGCAACAATTCTATCTATTAACGTTTTGTTATTGTTGTCAAACAATTCTATAACCTTTTTTAATGTATCTTTAATTAAAATCTTGTGTTCATCACGATAGCCTTTTCCTTTATCGTATCCATCAAGAATATCATCAACATACTTTATCATTAATTTTTTTCTATTCTTTGAGAATAATCTTTTACCGCTTTGTATCCAATTAACAATAAAAAAATCATATTCATCGAGTTCATCATTCAATTTTTTTAAAATATCACTTAATTCAATTTCTTTTGAAGCCGGAACTTTATTTATTATTCTATTAAACTCTTCTTTTAAATATTTTTTTTCATCTTTCAACATTACTTATCACCTCTTGATTATATTATATCAATCAACCAGTGAAATTACCATTTTCATCAAACAATACTTCTTTTTTCTTAAACCTTCCATGTTCCTTGTTATGACAATCTCTACATAACAATTCTAGATTCTTTTGATCTAAGCTAATACTTGTGTCGCTAAGATTAGAAAGTGTTAGTCTTATTTGATGATGTACCTCTTCACCTATGCCACCACAGCGCTCACACTTGCCTTGTGTGGCGTTTATTTTTATAGTTCGAGCAAGTTGCCAAGCCTTCGATTTATAAAAATTATGTAGTTCTCTTGGTTTTCTCATACGAACTCCTTAAAACATCTGCTTTTTCATTTGATTTTTCCCATACAACATCTAAGTCAGTCCTACCAACATGACCAAATGCAGAGAGTGATGAAAACTTTACTTTATCAAGTTCAAGTTCTTTTCTAATATTTGAAGGTGTAAAATCAAAATAAACTTTTAATAAATATAATAAATCATCATCACTTAACTTTCCTGTTCCAAATGTATCAATGTATAAAGATACCGGTTCTGATACACCAATTGCATAAGCAACACCTACTTCACATCTATCTGCAAGTCCTGCATCAACAAAATAATGAGCAGCACCTTCTTTCCAACCATAAAGGATTGGTTCGTGCCTCCAATGATAATCTTGTCTACCTAAGACTAATGCATTCTTAACCCAGATTAAACACTCTGCAAGTTTGTAACCTGCATTCTTATAAGCGTTTCTAAAGTTAAGTCCTTCAGTGTCAGCATGGCATACATAAATTGCACCACCCTTTTTAGTGTTTTCAAACATATTAGTAAATGCACTTAATAAGAATGTATAAAAAGCACTATCATCCATTTTGTCATTTTGAATCTTACCAGCTGTTCCTTCATAGTCAACATTATATGGAGGATCCGTAAAGATCATATCAACTAACTTTTCATTAACTAATACATCAACATCTTCTTTTATTGTTGAGTCACCACACAATACCCTATGATTACCTAATACATAAAGGTCACCTTTCTGGCTAACCAGAACTTCTGGTATTTCAGCGTCTGGGTCAAAGTCATCATCGGTTGCATTATCTGGAATATCAGAATGCAACTCTTCAAATCCAAATTGAAGCATGTCCATATCAATATCAAATAACTCTTCTTCTAACTTTGATAAATCCCATGTTGCAAGCTCTGCTGTTTTATTATCTGCAAGTCTAAATGCTTTAATTTGTTCATCAGTTAAATCATTAGCAATAATACAAGGAACTTCTGATAAACCTAGTTTAATACTCGCCTTTAATCTGGTATGACCTGCAATAATAATATTATCACTTGTAATAACAATTGGAACTTTAAATCCAAATTCATTTATCGATGCAGCAACAGCATCTACTGCAGAATCATTATCTCTTGGATTGTTTTCGTACTCTTGGAGTAGCGATATATGTTTCATCACTATTTTCATTATTCCATACTTCCTCATCTTTTTCTAAGCGTCTTGCCATTAATTCAAGCTCTGCTTTTTTTTCATTATAATCAATTCCAAATTTTGTGATTAGTAAATATTTAATTGCAGCAATATCCGGTAATGCTTGTTTTTTGAATTTTGATATTCTCTTTTTAGTTCCACTCTTAGTTTCTTCAAGAATAGTTTGTGTTTCCTCATATTCAAACCCTATTGCCCTTTTAAGCATTGCATCTTCTAAATTTTTTTTTAATTGTTCATCTCCAAATTGAAATGCTGCTTCAAATTTGGGATGTTTTTTTCTTAGTCTAATAACCGTTTTTTCAGTTATTCCCAAATACTCAGCAACTTGTCTTTGAGTTGCTCTTTTTGCAGTCATTTCAGTTATTGATTTAAGTTTTAAATTTAGATGACCAGATTTTTGCCAACGCTCATAAGTATCTAGCATTTTACCTTTCATTTTATTCTCTCCAACCGTCGCTAATATCGACAAAAAAATTGTAATAGCTAACAAGTTGGAATACTACAAGTATTTCTGCAAAAGAAAAAGGACCTGTTTAAGATCCTTCGACTTCTAAGCTTTAAAAGCTAGTACTCCATACTACATTTATAGTATGTTTTTTTAATGTCTTTGTCTACATGCTCCAAGCACAATGATATTATTCTAGATTTAAAATTTCTGTTAATCTTTTGCCGTTATATGTGAAATATAATGGTCCTTGATAAGACCCGCTAGCATTCCCTCTATTATTTCTTTCAAAAAGTTCTCTCGCAAGTGGTGATAAATACCACAGTTGACCTTCAAATAATACTTGTCTTGAACCTGCAACAACTGCAGTTATTGATTCATCTTCAACAAATTTTATTATATCTCCATCTTTTAAACCTTTTAAGTAAAAATTAAATAACTGACTAGACCTTCTTTTTCCATTTCTATTTGAATCTTTAACTTCGACATTATCACCATGTAATTCAAGTTCTGCTTCATCTCCTAATAATTCTTTAATATCAGAAAATATCTCATACGCTTCTTCTGGTGTAATCTTAAAAAATTCTCTACTTTTGTTTATTCTTAAATCAGATATTCTGTCTATTGATCTATGTATTAACTTTTCTGCTTGATGATATTTTTCAGTTTTTAATGTGGCATAAATTTCAAATGGTAATGGAACCGCCGTATTATATAATTCTCTACCCCTAATTTCAGGCAACCTTTTGCTTTTTCCTATTTTTACCCAGTCTTCTCTAAAGCTTGGATTAGTTAAAATATATACATATCCTTTTTCCATTCTTATCACTCCATTATAAATTCTTTAGCTTAATTATAACACTAAAGTGTGCTTGTAACAAAAAAGCCCTATTTCATATGTATAAAATAAGGCTTTCGTTATTTTTCAGTTCTATTCAAGTGCCCGTTCACTAGGATTATCGGATAGTTGTAAAGGTACTATATAAACAATAACTGATTAAATGGATTTTTCATTGTTTAATATCTTAAGTACATTACCTAGAATAGTTAAATCTCTAATTATTAAGAATAATTTTGTCCTTACTCTTGTTAGACCTTGATATAAAAGTTGATGAAATAAATAATCAGGATTAGGGTGTCTTTTTGAGACTAATTTATTATCACGATAACTGAAATTATCATCTAGAACCATGCAAACCTTATCAAATTCTTGCCCAATAACTCTATGTGTATTGTTTGGCCCATCTTGATAACCAAGACCATCATTATATTGTGATGGTGTGTAGGTAATAAATGTATATCCTCTTTCATTTTCTAAATAATGCCCAAATTTATGAGCTTCTATTTTATCAGGAATATATTTTATTTCTACATTTTCAAAAGTATAATTAGATTCTATTTTTGATAAATCCATTAAACAAGTTATAAATAAAGCTAATTCCTTATTTGTTCTAATTTTATTGGTCAAGCGATAATTATGACTTTCACACATTTCCTTAATTTTTTCTACAGTTTGACTATTAAACTCAAAATTTGATAGTCTTTGTCTTTCATCATAAGAAAATATGGCATGTACATTTCTTTCTATAACATAATTCCTTATGTCATCTATTGTACTACTATAAATTCGGTGAGATTCATCCAATATTATCAAATTGTATTTATCCGTTTTTGTAACATTCCATAATTTTGCTGGTATTATGACAATATTTTCAAGTTTTTCAGATAAAAGTCTATGCCCGTCCGATAATATTCCACCGTGAATTATTAATGTGTTTATATATTTAGAAATGGTCTTAGCAATATCAAAGGTTAATAGCGTTTTTCCGGTTCCAGCATTACCAGTTAAACCAAAAAACTTAGATTCTTTATTATTAAGAACCAAATCAATTATTGTGCTTTTTATGTTTTGTTGATTTTCAGTTAATAAATATTTCCCAGCTATAAATTTTTCAGTATTGTTTAAAGGCGACACTAATACATTTTGGGGAGAAAAAACTTCATTTAAATCCGGTGTTTTAAATGTTTTTATCTTAAGCCGAGATTTTACTTCTTCCAAATTAATCTCAATCAGTTCGTTATCTTTTAGTGTGAAAAATTTATTTGAATTTGCAAAATAGGTGCATAAAAACAGCTCCTTGTCTAACATTTTTAGATAGTGTTGGTTTTGTAAGAGTTGTTTTCTAACTTTTTCCAAAGGAACATTTCCACCTTTAAGTTCAACATTAACACATAAATTATCGGCTATTTTTATTAGATCAAATTCTTTGTTTAATTGAGGTATTTCATAACCAAAAAGAAATCCTTCTGCGTATTCTCTACTTATTTCAGTTATTTTTAAAAAATCATGTAGATTTTTAATTTCACGATGTCTATATTGACTATAACCATTATTAATATAATATAAATATTCCCTGGATATATCCTCATTTTCGACTATTTTTACCGCTTCATATAGATTAATATAATTTTGCACTTACTTTCACTTCCTTAACAATTTAATCGACCAATATCAAATATCATAATTTACTAATCAACTATAACAAATTGATTTCATTTTCTAAGTATCCTAATGTACCCTGAAGAAATTTTTCTTCTAATCTATAAAAAGGATTAATACTATGCTAGCCATTATTTTAACGTGATATCCAAGAGTAAATTTTATTTACTAATCGATTTAGTCTTTTCAATTGACTATATGATAAAACTTTATCCTTTACACATCAATCAAATTTTGAAATATATGCGATATGTCCAACAATTTATTTATAGCGCCATCAGTCATAGATTCATATGCTTCATCATCTGAAATATTAAATCTGTGTTTTAGCAATAAATGCCCAAATGCTATTCACTTATTTTTGTATTCATAGATATTCATTAATTCATCAATATTTGCTTTGATTTGAGAGTAAATCATTTCATACTTTGTTGCCATAAAAAACCTTCTTTTTAGTCTATAATTTTAATATCATTGTATAACCTGGACGAAATACTTCTACTATCTGAACTGGCTTCTATATAATGCTTAACACCATCTCTATTAAAAGATTTGAATAATTTTTCAGCTAAAGGTTTACTTAAAGGTTTTCCATCTAAATCCCTGGAAACAAAATTTATATGACCGTCAAAGAGAGGCATCTTTTTTTCTCCCCAAGGTGTATTTAAGTATTCAACAATAGAAAAGTCTGGTTTGCTATTGTCTCGCGTTACAACAAATATGTCATTATATGTGTATTCTCCAACTCTGAAAATTCCAATATCCAGGTCTTTATTGTTTTGAATTCTTTTGTTGTAACTTGAAGCTGTTGCTATAGAATTTTGAATTTCTCTTGACATAAAATAGTTGTAAAAATACGGATATCTTTCTTTAATAATTTCTAATGAATATGGAGTTTTTTCACCAAAAGGGTAAGGAAACAAAGCAAATAGTTCAGTAGATTTTATATAACCGTTATTTACATGAGTTGTTTTTATGTAAGGATAAACGATTTCGTGTTCTAGTTTTATTTTTTTATTTGATAAAACAATTCGTGTTCCATTACTTTCGTGAGGAATAAACCAAGAGTGTTTATCATCGATTTTAGAATCAAATTCCAAGAGATAATGACCTCCTTTTATTAAGCCAATCCCTGATCTAAATCTATAATTATTTCTTCCTAAAACTTCTTTTATTGACTCCACGTGTTCATTTTCACTTATTACATAGTGATTATTAAATGAGTCTGTAATTTTGAATGCTGCCATTTCTTTATTTTTCTTTCGATCGAAAACATGTGTTTTATCCATTTTGTTGAAAGAGAAATAATATTCTGAAAAATCTAAAGTAACTGGATCAAAAGGTCTTTCTTTAGGATCATTCCATCTAATCACTTTGTTCAAATAAAACATTCTTCCATCATTAAATTTCATGTTTCTAAATCCTTCAAAAGATTTATTAAACAGCATGCTATCTGGCATTATGAATCCTAAAACCCCATTATCAGATAATCTGTCTCTAATTAAGACATAGGCCAAAAGAGCACAAATATTCAAATCAACTCCACCGGAGTTACTATCTCCAGAAAACAATCCTTCAACACGACAATTATCTTTTATTGTTTTTTTATAATATTCTGGAAGATTTGACCATCGAACCCACGGTGGATTACCAACTATGAAATCAACGTTTTTAATTACACCAGATTTAAAATAATTTGCAATTATTTTTAACCAAATAGAGTTTAAACCAAGCCTTTCTAATGTGAATAATTCCTCTATTAATTTGTCATAACTACTTTCTAGTTCAACATAATGTGCCTCTGGAACTGATCTTAACAATTTTATTATTGATTCTTTGTTAAAATTTACGATATGTTCTTCTATAACAGCGAGTAATTTAAAAAAGTCTTCATGTTTAATAAGTTCCTCAGGAAATAAAAATTTGATTTCAGGAAACTTTTCCACACTTGTATATAATGAATATTTGTAGCTTTTAACTCCATTTACAAGAGTCTCTTGCGGTGAATAAGCCGAGTCACCAAGATAGATTGGTATTTCTATAGGTTTAGACAAGTCAAAGTTATTTATTAAAAAATTTATTTTTGAAGTTAAAACAGCAAGGGGGTTTATATCAATACCTGAAATATCTTTAATGCCATTATTGAATGCATTTATAATGAATATCCCACTACCACATGATGGGTCTAATGCTTTTATATTTTCCTTATTTTCTAATAACTCTAAACCGTTATTTACAATTTGATTAGCTAAATATGAGGGTGTATAAAATTCACCCATTGAATATCTAACATTAAATGGAAATATATTTTCATAATAAGTAATGAATAATAAATTTAAACCTTTTGTATCTATAGTTACAATCGGCTCGATAACATTATAAAAATATTCAAATTCAAATTCAGAAAACTCACTCAAGTACCAGGAGAAAAAATCACCATCTATTAAATTTGTAATATTATTTTTCCTAAAAAATTTATTACTTTCTATATCTTTAAACATGTTCTTAATAATATTTGGCTTTACAAATCTTGATGATGTTTTATTTATAATAATTTTGTAAGCCATTAATTTTAGCATAATAGCATAAAAAGTTTGGATAGTAAATAAAGCTTTATGTTCATCTGTTATGTTCTTAATCGGTTTATTCAAAAGAGTTTCATAAAATTTTATCACTGGTTGCTTTTTACTTTCTGATAAATGGTCGTATTCATCAGACAAATTAAACAACTTCAACCATTCATCATATAAAAGTTTGGTTCTTTTGTTGGTTGAATCAAGTAATAACTGATGCATTGTTCTAATTATCTCTTTATGGTTTTCTAGACCCAATATCTCGTTAACGTTTTCTTTAGTTAATATTAAATTATCTTTATTAGCTAAGATGTTAGTAATATAATTAATTTGTGCTTCATTTAATTTGCCAGAATAATCATCATTTAATTCAAAAGAGTTCTTTTCATAATTATAGTTATAAATTTCTACATCTTTACCGTTAGTAAGCATTCCCCAATTATGCTTAGTAAAATATTTTTTATCAATTAAATATGAAAGGAGTTGACTTCTTTCTTTATTGCCTAAATTTACAGTGGGTTTTTTATATTCAATTATAAAATGACCGTATTTAGAGTCAATAAATCTGTTTATTGAGGTTTTTACTTCATTCCTGAAAGTTATTTCTTGATTATATTTTTCTTTTAAATTCTTTACAATGGCGTTATTTATACTTTGTCTTACGTCCTCTTCCGTGACATTCTCTTCTTGTAAAATTCTTAATTGTAATGCTGTAATTATATTATTCATTTGTTTCCCCTGATAAACTCTTAGCTTACGCTGGACTTGACCCGCGGATTTATGAATCCGGCACTATGTCATCTAAAGGCAAGATGAATAAGAAGGGCTC